GAATTGTAACATTTAAATATTTTCTCCTTTAGATCTAAAAGGCTAATATTACCATTTTACTTGTCCTTTATCAACTCATCGCCAAATCTACCTGTATAGGTATGTTCTCCTACATGGCTTATCTCATCGTCAACATAGGCATAGCATTTACCACCAGTAGCTTTCCAAATCTTACAAAAGGCAAAATCTTCACCCATATAAGTCTTATCTTCTGGGTCATGTAAAGTATCAAAGAAGTTCCACAACTCCTTTGTTTTCTGTAGTTTGCCATTAATTAGTGTATCTTGATATATCTCTTTATCTGGGTAGTGTTTCTTCATCTTTTCAAAAACTTCCCTTTTAATCAACATAAATCCAGTTGGTGAATGAGTAACCTCAATACAGTGTTTTTCAATCTTTATATCGTTTGCATCAGGAACACGCATGGGGAACCTGTAGAAGGCTTTTGTTTTTAAGTCTTCAGCAGTTTTTATCCTGCCCTCTTTTATTACCTCAAAGCCTTTATCCCAACACATATCTTTTAATGGGTATGGTACAGATATTACATCTTTATCTGCGTCTAATAAATGTTGTAAACTATGTGGTTTAAATGCAATGTCTGCGTCAATAAATAATAAGTGAGTGCACTTAGTTTGTAAAAAAGCAGACACACATAAATTTCTACCTTGTGTGACTAATGATGATTTAAATAGTTGAAACATTAAATTTATTTTGTTGTGCCAGCAATACTTTTGTAATTCTAACACAGATTGTGTATAATGAATTGATACCTCTGAATGACAGGGTGTTCCTACAAATACTGAATATTTAAAAGTATTTGTTTTCTTTTCATCTTTGTTAAACCATATCGGTTCATGATTTTGCATTTAAAACTCCTTCTAAAAAGTTTATCCATTCCATTTTTCTTTTATTCCAAGAATAAAATTTTTTATAAAACTCTTGTTGCATTTGAAGGTGTTCTTGACATCTATCGTGATGTAAATAATCGACCACAGAATCAATCGCATATGCAAAACATTCAGACATATTTTTGTAGTTTGTATCATATTGAACATATACAGGCCATTCAGAACAAGTTTCAAACAAAGCACCGTAGTTAGTGGTAATCATGTGTAGTCCTGCACCTAAAGCTTCAATAGCAGATATGCAAGATGTTTCTTCCCAGTTATTGCTATATGGAAATATTTGATAGTTAGTTATGTGTTTACATATATAATCATTACTGTGCCAACCTCTATAATTTACATTTTTTAATTCAGCTGCTTGAGCATATAAAGGTTTATAAACATCATCGTTAGCATCCATAAACTGATTGCCATAAATTTTGGTTGAAGAAAATACATCTAAAGTGATGTTATCGTTTTTCAATAATTGCATAGCACCTAATATGATATTTAATCCTCTCCAGGGAGTCGGGTGAAAGATCATCTTAATAGGATCACCCTTTTTAAATATTTTTCTTTCTGGAAAATTTTCTATTGCATTTTTAATGACTGTGCATCTTTCAGTAGGGACTTTGTATACCATTCGAAATTTCTCGTAACACCAATGTGAGTTGAATACATACCAATCATATTTTTTGTGATTGTCTTTATTTTTAAACCAAGGTGCAAGATTTGGTTGATCATAAGAATTTTGCTGCCAAAGAATATTTATTTTGTCTTTTGCTAACGGTATCTTTTCAGGAACTGAGGTAGTTATTTGAAAATTGTTAAGGAGTTTTGAGTCAACATGTTTTTCAAGAAGTTTAACTTGTAATTCTGTACCACCAATAGGATTCATTATTTGGTTTTACCAAAAACTTGAAGAGATGCAACCTCAATTGCTACGTCTTGTTGAAGATCATCCACAGTAGTGTCAGTATTGGAATCAGCAACATCAGAATCAAAATGAGCTTTACTATCATAAACTTGTCCTGTTCTTTTATTTTTTACAGTTTCTACAACCTTTGCTTTGTAAACAGGTACTTTTTTTCCGTTTATAATTTCATAATTTTTATCGTCTTCCGCCATGATTAGCCCGCCCTTGTTTATTATAAGGTTTATAACTTCTTTTCTCTGACTTTGAAAGTCTTTTCTTATGACGACCAGGACGCTTCTTAGGTTTTGGTCTTGGTACGTAATGAATAAATTTTTGCCTAGCCATTTTCTTGCGATCTGTCTATAAGTGCATAACTAATTACACCAGTCACTACGTTACTTACACTAGCCTCAGCAGTTATTGAATCCCCTGCTTCTAAATTTAAAACACCACTTACAGCGTTATCTGAACTATCAGATGTCATTGTTTTTTGATAAAATTGGAATGTCGTGCCATCATTTATTGCAGCTTTTACTGCAACATCAGAGCCATGATCATTCGCGATCAATACACTTTTGACTATTGCAACACCACTCGTTGGGCAAGTAAATAAAGTTTTTACACTTGTAGTATCTAATGAGAAACCTTCGTTTTTATATTGTATTGTCATTGCATGAAAAAGTTAAAAGCTTGTTGTTCATTTTTTAAATCTTCTTGAAAAGAAGTGTTTAGTTGAGTTTTTACTGTATCTAAAGATTGTATAATCTGTCTTTGATTTTCAGACTCATATTTTTCTTTTGGTTCAGGAATGTAAACAGTTATTTTAGCCATTAGTAATTATGAAGCCCTCCTGCGCCTGAAGTTTGTTGTGGTGCTGAATATGATTGTGCTGGAGCTGAAGGTGCCGATCTACTTCCAATATTACCTCTTGCTGCATCTTGATTACTTACATTTGAAGATGGCCTCATAGCCATTTCTTGTTGTAATACATTTGCCGCTAACATGTTTTCTGCTGCAGCTAGGTTTCTTGCATCTATACCACCATATTTTTTAGCGTCTAAATAATCCATTAAGTTTTTAGATCTTGCAAAATCTGTTGATTGTATTCTATCATTTATATCTCTCAAACCACCCATCATCATAGACCCAATACTTAAAGGGTTGATTAAACCTAATCCCATATTAGATGATAGTTTGTTCATAACTAACTTTTTGCCCATACTTGTTGCTGCATTATTAACAATGCCTGTTATTCCACTACTGTCGTTAGCTTGTGCAGGCATTTGACTCATTACAAAGTCTCTGTATGTCGCAAAGTCTGGATAAGTCGCTTGTAAAGCTCTGTTAGTGCTATATTCTCGAAAAAGTGCTTCTTCGTTCATTATCTCATACCGTCTTGTTGTACATCTGCTCTAAATGTTCCGAACCTCCAATTGTCATTCAACGCAGAGTTTTCTATTTTAATATTTGCAAGTCTACCTCGCACCCTTGTATCTATTTTTGATGTAGCAGAATTTACAACAAATGATATTGTAGTAGTATTACCTGCAATAGGAAAGTCTTTAGTGCCAAGGGTTATTGAAACATTACCTGATAAATTTTTAAAATCTGGTAAAAATCTTCTTATGTTTAAAAGAAATTGGCCATCACCCTCTACAGGTAAATCAAAGTCTCCAGATTGCACAAAACAACTTATAGCCTCTTCTGTTCCATTAAGGTTAATTTTATTTACACCTCTTTCATGTTCAAAATAAGTGGTTGATCCAAATTTATTTGTTACACCTTGTATTGTTGGAAACTCAGGCACAGTGGTTGCGTCATACTCTGTAGCATAAGGATTTGCATAAGTAACAGAGTCTGCATAGGTTGTTCTTGCCAATGACATTGTTGACCAAATATTTTCTACATAATTATAAGTAACAGATCTGTCTACTTGCACAGATGGACCAGTGGTCGGTGTGCCTTTTGGATAAAACCATATTATCTCATTATATAAAGAATTATGTGCACCAAATACAATTTGGTTTGATGCATAATTTATTCCGATATTATCTCCATCTGTTGTGAATACAAAATCTTCTACTAATGACGGTAGAAGTTTTACTGTACCATCAAACACAAAGAAACCACCTGAGTTGCCCATCCAAAAAACTTTACCATCTGCATATACAGCAGCGTGTGGACCTATACATCCACAGTTAGTACCAACTTGTCTGATTGAGAAAGTAAATGGAGGGCCTACAAACTGCATTGTATAAGCTGCTTGATCAGTCAAAATTAATACATAGTCTTTACCATTTACAGCTGCAACTATTGTGTTTCCGGTGTCCAGTCTAAATGTTCCTGCAGTATTTGTAGATGTAGGATTATATAAATTAAAGTTTTCTTGATCGCTAAATCTTATAAACATTGGATCTTGTGAAGTATTATCACCCACAGTTGTCTCTGTTCCAAAATGAATAAAATGTCTATCCCTGTCTGAAACAATAGTAGAAACAGATTTTGTAGGAGCATTTGCCATTTCCGTACATCTATTGTTTAAAGGATTACTTACTCTTGGATCCCAAGTAAATGTTTTACCATTACGTATTGTTGCTG